AATGCTTAAGCCGAGTTCCGCTCCTTCATCAAGCATTCCTTTAATCATTCTTGCTTTTGGATTGCTTTCAAAGAAAACAGGTTCAACGACTAACGCAATATGATTTCCATCGTTACTTTTTAGTATTCTTGGGTTCTGCCATTTACCAACGAGGTTCTCTACCTTGTTAGTGTGATCAACTAATGCTGGTAAATAACGGTTTGGGTTTGAAGCCCACTTGCTTATTAGTTTCTTGCTTATTCTTTCTCCATCCCTGTCAATGCTTGTATCACTTAGTATTCCTGAGTATTTTCCATTAGTGCTTTTAGAAATTGGCAACCATAATACAGATTTTTCAATAGTTTGATTATCTGACATCTTATTTCTTTTATAGTCAGAGCATATTTTTAAATTTAACTACTGCAATTATTATTATGCAGTAGTTATATTTATATACAATATTATTGTAATTTTCCTTTATTCCACTATTAAGAGTAAGTTTCCATTATTCCACTATTCAAAAAACCTTCAAAACAATAAAAAGAATGAAAACAATAAAAGCAATCCAGAAAAAAACCCATAAAAACCATTCCCTTAAAACACTTAAATCATCTTCCATGAAATCANNNNCAACACCATTCTCAAACTTGAAATCAAGCAATCTCTCAAAATTCTTAACATCCTGAGAATGTAAATAAGAATTAATAATAATATTCTCTAAACCTTTTACTCTACTATAATGAAAATAATCATGACAATCAGAACATAAATTCATAATATTCTTTTTAGAATTAGAACCTCCCTGGCTCTTTGGTATTATATGATGTTTTTCATTCCCTGTTCTAATACTACAGAAGTAGCATTTTACCATACATTACTAATAAACAATTTTGATTTAAAAATATTTTGAACCAATAATTACCGAAGCAATTATTGGGAGCATATTAAAAAAAATAATAGGAAAAACGAGTTTATAACACTTACTAAAAAATAAGATAATCCTTAAAAGTATCCTTAAAACTCACGCATTCAATAGCATTACTAAGAAAAGTATGTAACAAACTTAATTCATTTTCACTATTAATCTCAAACCTCGTCATAATAACAACAGGAGTTATTAAAGCAATAACAATAACTTGATTGTCTTTAATCGTGTAAAACTTCTGCAACCTACCAGGAGTATTATCAACAACGAACTTAAACCTTTCCTTATCCATTTCAATAATCATTCTTAACCAACCTCAGCATAAGTTACTCTAATAACAATATTCTTATTAGAAGAATCTTTATTCTGAACAGCAATCAAATACTCAGTATCCTTCTTCAAAATCCTGAAATTACCAGTATTCATGCTACCAGAACTCTCAGTGAATTTACCGCTCGTCCCAATCAAACCAACCCTTAAATTAGTCCCATAAGTATCAACTACTGGATTAACATAAACTTTAGCATCAGTAGTGTTCGTTGAAGTCCTATTATGATTATACGCTGTTATTTCAGTGCCATCAGCACTAAATGTTGAACCCTCATAAACATAAACATAACACTTACTATCTGTTTCAACTGAAAAATCAAGTTCTAAATTCTTATTACTCCCAACCTTCACTCTCATCAAAGCGTAATCATCAGGAGCAACATTATTAAACAAATAACTTGCAGTGTAAAGAACTCCTTTATTCACGAAAACCCTCAGATTATCAGTAACTATTAAACCATCACTTAAAGAACAAATCTTAGCGTAATTACCATCATAACCAATCCTAACACTGCCAAGACCATAATCATCAATACTCCAAGCATTATAATTGTTCTTATCTATTATTACTTGCGCCAATTCTTAATCACCTAACACTTATTCAGGAATGAAAGCGATAGTGCTCCTGCAATTAGGGTGAGCAGGAGGTATCATGAACTCCGAGCCATTACTTAATTTGAAAGCATCAGTTAAATCAACAATCTTTCCATCTAATTCCTTGCAAATATCACTTGTTCTATCATCAAGATGACTAATCCACTCCTTCTTACCTTTCAAACCACTCCTAATAAAACCATTAAGACTGCCTAAATTCGCTATCCTATTACTCTCAGTTCTCGCAATCCTCTCACTCTCCCAACCCTTCATACTATCAATTTTTTCTTCTATTCTTTTAGAAATTTGTCTAATACTCTCTCCCTTCTCCATCCCTTCCTTAATCTCATCTATCAACTTAATTCTGAAATCTTCATTAACTCCCTGAATACCAAACCACCTGCTCCCGTCAGGCATCACATAACCATATAATTCTTCTTCAGTTAATCTCTCAATTAAAGGCATGAAATTATCTTGGAAACCAACTTGAACTCCTGTTTGTTTTTCAGCATAATTAATTCCTGTCGTGAAAACTCTTTTAACAGCATTCCTCAAAGGTTCTCTTAATCCTTCAGCGTTTAAAATATTTGATATTGAATGAATAATCTCATTCACTTCTTTCTTACCATCAAACAACTTTAATATTTCTTCTGAAGCAATAGAATAATACTTTTTAACAGCGTTTAAAATCTCGTCTGAAGTCCTACTAAAATCCTTAGTAATATATATTCTTTGTTTTTTTTTTAACCTTTTAAACTCGTTTTTTTTTTGATTATCAGTATTAATTATTTGCGGGAAACCAGTAAAACCACCTTTAAGATAAGTGTCCCCCCATTCAACTTCTTCCAAACCATTCTCCTTCCTCCATTCATTAATCGTTCTCCTACCATCCGCTATCCACTGCGTCCATCTCTTCTCCCTTAACTCCTCCATAAATATATCTTCAACAAAGAATTTAAACTTCGCTTCAATCTTCTCACCATCCTTGTAGAATTCAGGAATGATCTCATTATTGAACTTGCTTTCAAGAAGTTTCACGAGCGGAACGATTGCTTTACGCAAGAACACAATATCCTGCCTATCACTACTATGCTTGTTTAATTCATCAGTGAAGCCTAACTCATTCTGCGTTACATGAAACGCTGCTAAAACAAGTTTCATGTAAAACTTTTGTCCGTCAAGCCACTCCAAATCCTTAGGATGCATTGTCAGTTGTTTAAACTCAAAATTATCAGTGTTAGTGAATAATATTTTATGGGGTTTGCCTTTAAGTTTTTGTTGCCATTCATTCCTCATTTGCTTTAATTCATCAGCACTCATGCCTGGCAAGTTAATAACACCGCTTGGGAAAGCGTATTCCTCAAAAATCTTTTTATTAAACCTCGTTGCATTCATTAAACTTTCAAGAATATTCATTATTCCTTGAATCGGGGAAAACCCATACACGCTGTCAGTTCGTGGGTTCATTTGAAAATAAACTATTTCTCGTTTCCAAAAAGGGAGTGGTGCTCCGCTTGGATTCAAGAAAGAGTATTGAAAATATGTTGGTTTATCCTCTAACAACCTGCCATAAATATCTTTTTGAATTAAGAAACTACCGCCATCAACAACATACATTTCAAGTAATTCAGCGTCATCACTAATCTCTTCTGCTTCAATTTGATATATTCTTTCCTTTTGTTTCTCATAATCATAAGACTTGTATGAATACTTTTTTGTTTCATATTTTCCAGTGTCATTGAATGTTTTCACAATAACTCCAGCGTCAATTTCAAGAATATCCTTCAATAATTTTTTTAGAAAGATTTTGAAATCCTCATCCTTATTAGGGTATTGAAAAAATTCTTTAACTTCTCTTAACTTATTCTCATCATATTTCTCAGTAGCAGGCACTACATCCCATTCTAAACCAGTTACTTCTTCGATTATTGTATCAACGCACATCCTAACCCAAATGCTTTTAGCGAATTCCCTTAACACGCTTACATTAACATCTCTTGGAATACCTATTAATGGATTAGAATACCAGTTTAAAGAAACAGCGTGTTTATTAGTTTCAACACTACCCATTCCAAGAATCTGACTAACTCTACTTGGGAATACTCTTTTTAACAAATCTTTAAGATTATTTCTGATTGCCATTTTTTGAGCATGATTAAAGGGGATTTGGGAGTGCTTAACTATCCTTTTTATAGAAATCACAAGTATTTAAACTTTTTCAAAAAAAAATTTTAACAAAAAAAGAGTATGATTTTCCAAAAAATAATCCAACAAGCGATTAAAAACAGGATAAAAAAAGTTGTTTTAGTGTTTTCCCATATTCTTTTCTTATCAAACAATTTTCTTAAAAAATAATAATCATCATCAACGCAGAAAATAATAACTTCTCTTAAAACTAAGATCATTATTAACAAAAAAATAAAAAATAACATGCTAAACATCTTAATCACCTCTTAATTTCATTTTAATTCACAAGATTTAATTTTTTTAACTTTATTAGTTGTTGTTCTTCTCTTGCAGTTAAAATTCTTTGTTCATAATCTCTTTTAGTATCAAGTAAGTGTTTTCTTATTTCTTCCTTTATTTCTTCTAAATAAGGTTTTGTATTAAATTCTAATGTTAAAACATCTTCATATTGTTCTGCAAGAGAAATAAAAAGGTCTATTTCCACAAAAAATCTTTTATTTTCTTTATGATGCTCTATTGTTCTTACAATAGCGTCTAATTCTTTTAATTCTTTCCAAACTGGAGTTATTTCATAACTCATAATCAACACCTCGTTTTTTTTATTTTTTTATTTTTTTTTCAATAATAAATAATAGGTTTGTTATTTAAATAATTTACTATTCTAATAAAATTATTAATTTATACCTTATTTTTTACTAACAACTCTCTGCTTCAAAATCACCTCATTCTTACAATCATACCAATACTCCACTCTCTTATTGTTCTCAAGCATCAAACCATGAGCAACAATTAAAGTGCTGTCAGGAAAATAACTAATTGTCTTCCTGTCCAAATCCCTATAACTAATCCTAACCCTCTTAGGCTTAGATTTAATCCTTTTCTTACTAACTTTATTCTCTTTCATTTCAACATCAACTCCAACCAACTATTTAAATTAATCACCATCCAATCAACTCCACACCCTTACTAGTATAAGATGAATCAATACACTTAACTGCAAGAGCAAGAGCCATAACGCAATCATCATGATAACCCTCAGGAGCCTCATACTTAACTTTCTTCTGCCCAAACCTACCTTCCTCAACATAACCGAAAATCTTTAACTCATTAACTAACAATGGAAGATCAGGAAAACTAACTGTTCCATCACTAATATGAATCGCTAAATTCTCAATCAAATCAATCTTGCTCGCATGCGTGAATTTAAAACCCTCAATACTTAAACCTTCACGACTTAAATCATCAAATATTGGGTCGCCAACGCCAGTACTATCAATAAGAATCCTCGCGTTATTATACTTCCTCGCTACTTCCTTAATCTTACGACGTTGATAAACCCAATCCACTTTACTGAAACGCTCGAAATAAACCACGTGCCTCGCCTTATTCATAACAATAATCACCGTATAATCCACGTGCTTAGCTAAATCAACACCCATAAAGTATTGATGATTCTCCTTTGGTTTTTCTAACTCACCCTTAATGCAATCATCAATATTCTTGAAAATACTGCCTAAATCCTCAATAAACTCTCCATAAATTTCTTGCCTAATAACTTTCTCTCTCATCTTAAGCTTAAGCTTCTCAATCTCCACAGGATCAATATACGGGTTTTCCGCACTACCGAACTGCCAGCTCTCATACTCTTCCTCATTCTCATCCTGGCCTAAATTAAATAATTCCATAACCCAATTATAACCCTTAGGAGTAGTAGTAATAATAACCTTACCCTTTTTATCCATTAAAGCAGGGAATAAAGCGAACTCCCACGCCTCACTCTTAACCATAGAGCCTTCATCAATCCACACTCCATCCAAACCCTCTCCTCTTAAACTATCAGGGTGATCAGCGCTCTTAAACCATATCACGCTACCATTAAGTAATTCAATAAAACGTTCAGAACGATTAATTTTTTTAATTAATTCCTTAGGCAAGTATTGCATAATAGTACGCCAACATTTTTGAGTTTGAGAATAAATTGGAGCAACAACCCACCAAATAGCTCCTGCTTTCTCACAACATTGCTTAATAACTTCATTCGTTCCAGCAATTGTTTTACCCCAGCGCCTACCAGTAACTAATATCTTATACCTAGCTTTTGAATTATGAAACTTTAATTGTCCTTCATGAGGAGAGTACTTAATCCTCACTTTCTTCACTAACCCACTTGACTTCAAACCTCACATCACCTTCAACACTTAATTTATTATCAATAGTTGAAATAATACCAAGCCGAGCGAGCTTATCAAATAACTCTCTCCTTAAACGCCTCATTTCACTCATAATAAAAGCCTTAGTTCTTGGTTCAACAGCAATAGCATATTGCTTCTTTAATTGTTCAATATTCTGTTCTTCCTCAGCCAATAATTTATAAACTATTTCTGACGCTGCTTTACTATTAAATTCTTTACGCCACTCCTTAATTATTGCTTTCTTATCCCTAACTATTGTTCTCCTATTAACGCCTAATTGCTTCGCTGTTTCTTCTTCAGTAAGTCCTAATTGAAAATGTAATTTCTTAACTTTCTCCCTACGCTCTTTAATCTTAGCCACGTTGTATTTTGGCTTTGGGACATTTTGCGCCATTCTTAACTCACCTTAACCGCTTTCTGACTTGTTAAAGCCTCCCAGCGTTTAATAATAATTTTAATGTAATTAGGATCTAATTCCATCATATAACATATTCTATTCGTTTGCTCGCAAGCTATTAGAGTGCTGCCACTACCCCCGAATAAGTCAAGCACTATGTCTTTTGGTTCAGTATTATTTTTTATTGCTTTTCTTATTAATAATAATGGTTTTTGTGTTGGGTGGATATACTTATTAGGATCTCTTCGTGGAACATACCACACGTCATTTTGATTATACCCTCCTAACCACTTATTCTCTTCAAAGTAATTATAGAATATGAACTCGTGCTTCCTGTGATAATGCCTTCTTCCTATGCTGTAATTATTCTTAGCCCAAACAATTACTACTGGCTCCCTATTAAAGGTTTTTAAGTTCCAATCCCATAATTCATTATAATTATTCGTTGCTGCACAAATATACACTGCTCCTTTAATTATTTTAGTGTTTATTAATTCTAAGAATTTCTGATAATCAAATGCTTCTTTAATATCTCCTTTAATGCCTCCTAACTTATTCTTACTCCTAGCTCTTCCACCAATAGGCCTGTCTTCCGGCACGTAATTAATGCCGTAAGGCGGGTCAGTGAATAACATTTGC